CCAGCAGACACCACTTTCCAGAATATCGCGCAGGAGGATCCCACGGTCCACCGGCTGCTCCACCGCCACCTGGCTGTATGTGCCGTCCGGGTTCCGTCTGCCCACCCAATACAGGCGTTGGCGGTTCTGTGCGCTCACCAGCGCAGAGTTGATAAGCACGGGTCCAACGCCCAGCTCCTTGGTGATCTGTGCCCGGATGGCGGGCGACATGGACTTGTTGTTTTCATACAGGAAATAGTCCGGCTGGTATTTGTCTCGGGCGATCACATAGTTGCGGAACAGCTCCCAGCCGATGCCCTCCGCTTTTGTCTCCCGGTTTTTGGTCTGCGCGATGCTCCAGTGTGTGCAAGGGCTTCCGCCAATCAAGATTCTCATTTTCCGCCTCCTCATCCGTCGCAGCACCCGCACGGAGCGCCGCAGAGGCAGCCGCCAGACCCGTCCGGGAATAATTCCTCAAAAGTGATCTGTGCGTCCTCAAACTCCTTGTTCGCAAGGAACTCGTTGTAGTAGCTCTCCCAAGACCAGTTACGTCCCAGCCCTTTGACGTTAACGTTCGTCGCTTCCGCCCCGTGCTCGATCTCCACAGCCCGGCGGAACAGATTCGGATAATTCTCCCACAGGGCCTGTATTTCCTTCTTTTTCATGGATGGGCAGAAGAAACAGGAGCTTTTCCCGGGCCTGGGCAGTCCGGCCCGCTCGATCACGCGCACGCACTCATCTCGGGTCCAACCCCACACATAGAGGGGGTAGTGGTTCTCATACTTTTTGTTCGCCTCGTCCGCCGGAGCCGCGTGCTGGATGCGCCGGGTCTCTCCGGCATCGTATCCGATATACTTGTGGACTCTCTGCCCGCTGGCCCACACGTCCTTGCACGGCTGGTAGTTGTTGCAGTATTTTTCCTGCGTGCCGATCTTGTGCTTCAGGGAACACCGCTTAAACCCATAGGCGATGGAGGGCAGCGTTCCGCTGTTTAGGCACTCCTGTTCCAATGTCAGCCGGTTCCCGTCCTTGTCGTGGTACTCCACGGAGATGATCTTCGGCAGTCCATGCTCCTCCAGCCACCGGTTGAATATCTCAATAAACTCATAGGTGTGGGGCTGCTCTCCGCCCGTGTCGGCAAACAGGATCAGGTCAATGGGTATCTTGTGCAGATACATTCCGATAATCATGGCGGTGCTGTTGGTGCCGCCGCCGAAAGATACGATGTTCACGCCTTACCTCCCCGTACTCCCAAACCCACCGTCGCCCCGGTCTCCGCCCTGGATTTCCTCCGCCTGCTCCACCCTCGGATACAGCACCGGCAGAACCACCAGCTGGGTGATCTTGTCGCCCCGGCTAAACTGCTTGGCCTCGGTGCCGTGGTTGTACAGTTTGACTGTAATGCTCCCGGTGTAGCCCTCGTCAATTACGCCTTCGGACACGATCCCGTCCTTGACGTTCAGCCCGCTCTTGCTCTTGAGCATCCCCACCGTACCGGGCGGCAGCTGGATATGCACCCCGGTGTCGATCACCGTGCTGCCCCCGGCCCGGACGTAGGCGTCCACCGGCGTGCGCAGGTCCAGCCCCGCGTCGGTCTCGTGGGCCCTCTCTGGAAGATAGGCCCCCTCGTCCAGCCGGACACGGAGCACGCCCCGTTTCATCATCTCATACCCTGTCATTTCCAAACCTCCATTTGTCGTGGATGTACCTCCTGCACCTCTACCACCCGCACATCCCCGTATTTTTCTAAATCCGCCGCAATGGCCTCTTTCGCCCCCTGGGCGTCCACCCTGTGGGCGTCAATCTCCACTGTAATTCTTAGCATACCGTCTCCTCAGCTCCGCCCAGTAGGCCCGGAACCACGCTCTCCAGCGGCAGCACCCGCCTGTGCTCCGGCAGTCGTCCTTGACGTAGCACAGGTCGCAGGGATAGTAGATGTTCTTCGTGTCAGAAGGGAAGGTCTGGGTCGTCATCGTCCATCACCTCGAATTCCAGCAGCTTTCTTTCTCCGCCTTCTGTCTTGGTCCCGGCAAAGTATACGTTCTCCGCCTGCACCTCTGCGCTGATGCGCTTGTTGCCGTCCTTGTCCGTCCAGTCCCGCATCTGCAGCCGTCCGGACACCACCGCCAGGCTGCCCTTGCTGAAATACTTCTCCACGAACTCCGCCGTGCTCCGCCATGCCACGCAGTCGATCCAGTCCGTGGCCCGTTCTCCGGTCTGCTTGTCCTTAAAGTCCCGGTCTACGGCCAGGCGGAAGGACGTCACCGCCGTGCCGCTCTGCGTCCGCCGCAGCTCCGGGTCTTTCGCCAGCCGTCCCATAATGACAATGTGATTCAACATGTTCCATGCTCCTTTTCGTATTCTTCTCTGGCCTTTTTGGCATCTTCCTTCATCATGTCCCGAACTTCTTTGTATGGGGACGACCAACATTCGCCGTAGCATCTCTCTTTCGGGATCTCGCAAATGTTCAGGCAATACCAAATTTGATTGGCATCGTCTGTCCCGTACTCACCGGGAGCTCTTTTCTTCCTCCCCATCCAGCTCTTCCACCTCCACCCGGATGCAGCCCCCCTCCCAAAACTCATGGGAGACCTTCCGAACATACTTCGGCCCGTCGTCTGTCAAAATGTACCCCTTCATGGCGTCCACAAATGCTTTCCCCAGCACCGCGTGGTTGTCTATGTCCAGACCATCCGCCCAGTAGAACCGCACCTCCACGGGCCGTCTCAGCGCCACGGGCCGGATCCCCGCCCGGTGCATGGCCGCCCGGGCGATCATGTGCAGCTCCTCGGCGTCCCGCTTCCGCTCCGGCCAGCTCTTCCCGGCGTAGTAGGAATTCAGGCCGAACCTCCGGTTCCAGCTGCTCTTGCCCTTCTTCCCCTGGGGGTATTGGATCTCAAACCGGATCATTCCGGCGTCTCCACGGTCACCCGGATCAGATAGCCGTCCTCCTCCTGCCGGGCGCTCACTTTATAGCGCTCTAAGATCCTGGCCGGGTCAAACAGGGGCATTTTCAGCGTCCAGCCGTCCCCCTCCTTCTGGCCGTACCACATGGCCAGCACCGCCATGTTGGCGTTCATGGTGGCGTGTGCCGCCGCCAGCCCGTCCAGGGCCGTCTTGGCGTTGGGCCGCAGCTGGGCCAGCTCCGCCTCCTGCCGGTCTACCTTCTGCCGGTAACGCTCCAGCTCATACTCCAGCCGCTTGATCTTGTCTATGTTTCTCTCCACGGTTATCCCTCCAAACTTTTTAATTGCAGGCCCGCGCCCAGCTGCTGCATAGCGCTGCGCACATCAGCGGGCAGAGCCAAAAACTCCTTCGCCTGGGCCGCCCGGGCCCGGTAGCTGCGCTGAAAGTTGCTGGCCACCACGCTGGCCACCACGTCCTCTTCCAGCAGCGCCCACTCCTTCAGCTGGCTTGGGCTGCCTACGCACTGCTGCACCACCGGAGGCAGCGCGTCGAATTCCTTCTGCGCGCCATGGATCCCGTTCTGCACCGCCCGACGCACCAGGCCCCACGCCTCCAGCTCGCTCATGTCCAACTCCTTCGGACGGGTCAGCTTAGCCACCGCCTGCTTGATTGCCCCGATAGTGGGCGGATATCCCTTGCCGTCCCCGGCAATATGGGCCTTCACTGCCATGCCCACCACCTGGGCCGGGTCGTCCCGGAACATCTCCTCCCACAGGGAGACAATGCCCTCGGCCTCGCTGCGCTTCATGTCCCTGTAGAATCCGGGGTAGGCGGCCTTCAGCACGCTCATCACCGCCAGCGTCTCCTCCCGTGTCATCGGCTCCGCTCCTCCTCCAGCATGTCCAGAAAAACGTTTCCGCTTGCGCGGCCCAGTCCGGCGGCGGGGCGTCCACCCTTGTCCTGCTCCCTGGCCAGCCAGGAAGTGATGAACCGCCGGACACCCCCTCTGGTCTTTCTCTTTATGGGGTTGCCGTCGCACCACCCTGCCATGTTCCGCAGCTGCTGAAGCACATCCACATTGGGATAGAGTTTTGACCACTGCTCCACGTCGCGCTCCAAAACATCGTAAAAAGACCCATCGTTCAGAATGAGGGAGACTGCCGCGGGCGTGGATGCCGCTTGCGGCTCCGCGCATGCATTTCCTTTTCTCTTCTTTTCTCTACTCTTCTCTACTCTACTTTCCTCTACTTTACTTTGTTTGGAAATGTCAGCATTTTCGGAAAGAATGTTTACATTTTTCGCTCGAATGTCAACATTTGGCAAAATTTGGGCAGCATCAACCAGAAGGATGTTGTAATCGACTTCGAGAGTTTTACGGCGGCTGACTGCCTCGAAGTACCGCTCCTGTATGCCTTTAGAGGTCAATACCCGGTACTTGTCATACTTCTCTTTGTCGAACATCCCTCGTCTGATAGCGGCCTCCACTATTTCGGAAACGACGCTCCCACCCAACCCGACCTTGCGGGCGAACAAAAGCGCAACCTCCTCTGTCCATTCAATGTAGTAACCCGCCTTGCCGTAGATCTCCTGCAGCAAGTGAACGACTACACCAAATCCTGTCAAGCCAAATTCTGCCTCTATCAGTTCAAACTTTGCGTTCAAGTTGACGTCGAGCGGAAAGTAATCAATTCCGCTCTTTGCCATGTTATCTCTCCTTATGCGCCTTCACCTTGTAAATACGGCACAGGGTCTTGTCCATCACCACCCCGCCGGGCAGGTGATACTTTTCAAAAAACTCCTGGTCGCCCATGGTGTGGGCCTCCTGGTGCATCTCCCGGCTCAGGGGCAGCACCTCCATGCCCTCGTGGATGATGTCGTCCCGGTCACGGCCCATGCCCACCCGGTCGATGTGGTGCAGCTCCGCCGGTCTGCCCGTAATACAGCACTTCTTTGCGATCAGGCAGGCGTAGATGTAGTCGTGCACGTCGTCCACATACTCCAGCAGGGGCACCCGGCACGGGATGTCGTACTCCACGATGAACCGCACCAGATACCGCTGGAAGGCACATACCAGGCTCATGGGGGCGTTGGACAGACTGAATATCCTGTCCGCCGTCTCCCCAAAGTCATCCGCCAGAAACCGGAGCTTCAGGTATTCCTTCGCGGAGTGTACGTCCTGCCCGGTGTAGTCGCTGATCTCCCGCAGCAGGGCGTAGCACATCTTCCGCTGCCGGTCGCTCAGGGGCCGTGCGTCCAGGGGCTGAACCAGGCACTCCTTGTACCCCCGCTTGGTCATGGTGTACCAGTCGTCGTAGTGTGCCCGGATCAACAGCTCCTGGGTGCGCTCGTCATAGCCCACGATCCGGCCCTTTACCGTGTCAACCGGCGTCTTCATGGGTCGTCTGCTCCGCCTGTGCCTGCTCGGTCTTTGCCTTCTTCACCGCTCTCATGCAGTCCCAGCACAGGTTGCTGTGGTAGACCTTCATGCTCTTCCCGGCGATCTCCTCCGCCGTGAATTTCCCGGCCTTGCCGTTGTAGCCCTTGATGGGCTTCCCGCACCGCTGGCACAGGATGGGCGGTGGCTTTACCGTCTCCTGCTGCCTGTCATACTTGGTCTTGTCCTGGTTCCAATACACGTCTGCCGCCATGCCCAGACTCTTGCAGGCCACGCTGATGGCGTCCGTGTAGGCCATCTTGTAGGCGTCGTCGTTGGTGGTCAGGTTTCCCTTCTGGGTGTCCACCAGCATGGAGCCGCCAATGCCGAACAGCGGGTCAGACCAGCCGCTCTCCGTGGCGTACCGCAGCTCCAGACTGCACCAGGCCACCACCTCGCCCCCCGCGCCCGGGGTGGTCCAAAAGGCGGTGTTGTCCACCTTCCATCCGGTGCCGCAGGGGCCGAACAGCTCCGTCAGCTTCTTCAGCCGCCACATGGGGTTGATATCCGTCTTGCCCTTCAGCTTGCCCGCCTGGATCTGCCGCTGTGCGTTCTCCGGGCATCTCCGGCTCTGCTCATAAAGTTCCATCTTTTCCATACGCTGCCTCACTTCACCTGGAACGTGGGCTCCGTCTCCACGGGCACCACGCCCTCCGGGATATCCCCGGTCTCCTTGATGTATTTCTTCACGCTCTCCCAGCTGGCCTTCCGGGTCACCTTCACCGCCTCCGGCAGGTTGGCCTCGCACCAGCTCAGCAGTGCCCCTTCGTCCCGCTCATAGTCGATCCCGGCGGGCTTGCAGATCAGCTCCCCGCTGGGAAGGGCGTACTTCTCTGTGCCGCCCTTCGTCACCCGGTGGGGCACTCCGGCAAAATACTGCCGAAGCAGGCCCTCCATAAACTCGATGGTCTCCTGGGTCTGGGCCTTTACCTGGTTCATACGTCCCTGGTAGAAGTCGGTCCACTTAGCCTGCTCCTCCCGGGCCTCCCGGATCTTCTTCAGGGCCCATTCGGCCCCCTGGTCGTCCTGGATCTGAAAGATCCCGTTCTCGTGCTCGTCCATACGTCCTCCTTAGTCTGCCAGATCCCGGTTATCCACGGCATCCAGCGCGTCAATGCAGTTCTCACAGCCCACGATCTCGCCGCCCCTCGCCCGGTAGAGGGTGTTGCACTCCCACCCGCAGCAGGGGCACTTAGGCATCTCCTCCGGCTCTCTGGGCTCCAGGGCCGCCTCAGGAATGTCTCTCACCATGCCGCCGCCTCCAGGGCCGCCAGCAGAGCGTCCCAAAACCAGAGGGACAGCAGCAGCAGTCCGGCGATGGCCGCGAAATATAGCCCTGCCAGCCGCCGCTCCAGGCGCATCTCCTGCCTGGTCCTCGTCCGTCTGTCCATATACACCCTCCTCACACAAACGTCAGCACTGCCGCCGCCAGCACCCACACCACGGACGCCGTCAGACAGCCCGCGCAGAATCCGTCGATCCAGCGCTGCGTCTTGTTGTCAAGAACCGGCATCGCCGCCAGCACCAACCCGCTCACCGCACATACGGCGGCGGCTGCCACCACCAAGTCCCGCATCATAATCACGCACCTTTCGATTCCGTCTCGACCTTCTCAAGGCCGACAAACTCCAGGCCGTTTTGACGGGCGTAGAGCTGGCACAGAGTAGTCTTAATCTTCACGGGGTCAGGCTCTTCCAACCAAATAATTTTATATTCAAGCTTCTTCCCCATTGTGTTTTCCTTTCCCCTGCGGTATAATAGCCGCAGGACACAATATCTTTTGCTGAGATTTTGTCCCTCGCCCTGTTCGGTCTGCTACACCGAGCGGGGCATTTTTCTTATTTTTCATCATCGGGCCTCAACAGCTCGTCCAACGTACAGCCGTACAATGCGGCGATCTCAGGCAGCCGACTCACGCGCGGATTCTGCTGGCCGGTCTCCCACATGTACACTGCCGCGTCGGAGATATTCAGTTTCTCGGTCACCTGCTGAACGCTAAGACCAGCGGCCAACCGAGCGCTTCGGAAACTCATCATTTCACCTCCAATTCTTTATGCAACCTTAACTAACTTTTAATTGACTTCGGCGGGGGAATGTGCTATATTTCCCTGTGGAAGCATCAGTTTGGTATTTAGCCGGTTCGTCGCGTTGCAGACGGCGTACCATTTGCGCTTATACCATTCGCTTCCACCGCCCCACCGTCTGTTGCAGAGACGGCGGGGCATTTTCGCTTGTTGCAGAAGCGGGGAAATTGGTGTTGCAGATCACCAGGCCCATTCCCCCGCCGAAGCCAACCAAAAATCAGTCCCGTGTTGCTTTGGCTTTCGCTAAGGTTTAATCGTTTCCTCAAGCGCCTCGATAAGCTCCTTCTCACTCACGCCGTACATCCTTGCCAGCTTCTTGTGGTACTTCCGCGCCGGTCGCCAATCGCCCAGCTCCCAATGCGTCACGCAGGACAAGTCAACATTCAGCTTTTTCGCTACCTGTGCGCGTGTCAGACCGGAAAGCTCCCTTAGCTCTCTCAATGTCAATTTGTGCGTCCTCCTTTCAATGTGAGTGTTCATTGACTGCGGCGGGGAAATTTGCTATACTGCTAAATCTATGTCGTCCAAAGCATCGAAGGCGTCGGTTGGCTTGTCGATCTCGTCCACAACAATCATCTTGCGCCTTAACAGCTCCGCGATAGCGGGAACATCGTCTATCGCCAGCTGCTCAAGATTGGTAACCTCTCCGCGGCATACCTTCCGCAGCATGGAGCGTGCCTCTTCCGATAGCGGAAACATGGAAAAACGAATGTCTGCCAACAGCTTTTGCAAACAATTTATCTAATATCACCTCTTTGGACATTGGCCGGTGGGAATAGCGCTCCTGCCGGTCTTTTGTTTTCCCCGCCGCAGTCAATGTGAGTTTTCACTTGACAAACGAAACCGCCGCCGCTATCATGTAAGTGTCAGCCAACAAAATATCGTCTATGGAACCCGCAAAAAGGATTTTTCTTTGGGGGTCTGGTTTTTTGTTGTCTCAATGATAACTCACGAGATTATTATAGGCGAGAATTTCTTGGCTGTCAAGTATCCACCAGAAAAAACTTGGCGTTTATGGGCCAAAAATGACGCCCAATTTTTGTGTATGGTGAACAGATGAAGCAGAAAAGGGAAAAGAAAATATCATTTAAGCATATATGCGCTTTCTCTCTCAGTGTCTTCGTGCTTCATCTTATTGGGTGCGAGATATTCCCGACAGATGAAGCAACCAATACGTTGGAAGCACCAGATTGGTACGCTGTGGTTCTATGCTTGGCTGCGCTGGCAATCACATTTGCAATTTCTAAGGTATTTTGGGCAAAAGAAAAGCGTCCACTGGCTGCCCCCTCTAAAAGGTTTATTACAGATGCCGCAGAATCTGAGGATTATGAACTCGGCATAGATGCTGATGCGGATGCCACGGAATGCGTCCACGCCCCAGAACCGCAACCTGCACCCGCCCCCCAAATTGACATTGATGAAATCTTGCAGGAAGAAGAAAATTGGCGCCGCGAACAGCGCGGATTAACCCCAGTTGAATATGAATTGCGCAAAGTGGATACAATGCCTGGCCGAAATTTTGAGTATTGGTGCGCAAGCGTTCTTAAACGGAACGGATTCAAAAATGTTACCGTAACGCAAGATAGTAATGATCAAGGCGTCGATGTCGTAGCCGAAAAGGATCAAGTCTGGTATGCCATTCAATGCAAATGTTACAGCTCTGACCTCGGAAACAAGCCGGTGCAAGAAGTATTCGCCGGGAAAGAAATGTATCAATGTCAAGTCGCAGTCGTTATGACAAACAGGCATTTCACGTCTGGCGCAAAGGCTTTAGCAAGCAAAACACGAGTTTTACTCTGGGATCGGGAAAAATTGATTGAGCTTTTAAGATCAGAACAGTAGGTGTAAATATGCCAAAGCGATACACAGTAGCGCTGAATTTGCCAAATGTGCGAGGGTTGATCAAGAAAAAATGCCGCAGCAACATAGTTTTCTGCGAGATGATGGGCAAAGAAGATCGCCCCGCATGGGTTTCAGATTGGTTAAGGGGGAAAAATCTCCCCTCCCCCGAAGAAGCTGCCCGCATGTGCATCCTTCTTAACACCACCCCCGAAGAAATTTTGCTCCATGAGGACAAGGACGAAAAAGAGACAGCTAAATGTCAGAAGGATATTGAACTGGTGCGGAAGCTGCTGGAGAAGGAAAAGGGCATAAAAGAAACCCCCGATCCGAAGATCGAGGGCTACTCAGAATTACAGCAAGCTGCTATTCAATTTGTGTTATCGCTGCCGCCGGATAAGCTGGAGCGTTTTGTGAAAATGGGGCGCGCCGCTTTTGAGGATAACTAACAGAAGAAGTCGTTGTTTCCATCGGATGCGCCGTGATTTCTGGATGCTAAAATGTGGCCTTTCCGGCCCCCCCTCTTTCCAGAATAGTTCAAGCTCCCCGGTAAACAGGTTTCTCGCCATTCGGTAAAGTTCTGCCATTACAGCTTCGCGTTCCGAAGCGTCACATTCGATGCCGATTTCTCGCTCAGATTCGCCTTCTTTGCTGATCGCCCAAATTTTCATTTTAGAGCCTCTATGATTTTTAGCAGTTGTTCGTCAGATAACTTTTGGATCAAGTCAATGGCTTCTGCCAGCATTTCTTGATGCTCTATTGTATCAAATTTTGCGTCATCATACAACATCGTGCTTCCCTCCGTCTGATTTGGCTCGGCGTGTGATTATTATATATATACTCGGTAATCGAATTTTGTTGCTATATGGCATACAACAAAAATCTGTTGCCGGAATATTATCTCGTTGGCGCGGTGGAATACAGTTGATCAATATAGTTCGCCCACGCCTTACATGCAACAAACGGCGTGGGCGTTTTGTCGTTTTTTCGGCCAGAAATTGCGTAACACAACCGTACTCCAAACCCCGTTGTAATTTCAATCGCCAAAACTTGCGAAACCATAGATTTTCTGGTGGTTGGTTCTTGCTATTGAGACACCCAAATATCGGAAAAGTTAGGAGGCCGTCAATGAACATACAAGAGTTGTGTAGAATCCGGAAAGATGCGCTGAAGCTCACATATCAAGAAATCTCGGATGAATCCGGCGTTCCAATTTCCACGGTTCAGAACTTTTTCTCGAAGATGTCCAAGGCCCCCTCTATTTATACTGCGGCGCCGATCTGCAAATCCCTCGGGATATCTCTCGACGAAGTGTTCGGGATCTCCGAACACTTGACTCCAACGGAACGAACATTGAAAGCTCGAAACGACGAATTGGAACGGCATGTTGACGCAAAGGCAGACACCATAGAAATCATGCGTCGCGGTGTGCGCATCCGCAACTGCGTGATTTTTATTTTGTTTATCATGGTTTTATTGTTGGCTGCATGGTGCCTGTACATTGACATGCACTGCCTAAACTACGGATTCTGGAGGGGTTGAGATGAGGGCTGCTTTATATATCCGCGTGTCAACAGAGGAGCAGGCCCGACACGGCCTGTCCCTTGCAGAGCAAAAAGAGTCGCTGGAGCGATACGCAAAAGCGCATGAAATGGATATTGTCGGGATCTATGAGGATGCCGGAATCTCAGCCAGAAAGCCATATAAAAAGCGGCCGGCGCTGCTTAGGTTGCTGGAGGATTGCAAAAGCGGGAAAATTGATACCATCCTATTTATTAAATTGGATCGGTGGTTTAGAAATGTCGCTGGATATTACGACGTACAAACGCAGCTTGATAAGTACGGCGTGACTTGGCAGGCCACCAAAGAGGATTATGAAACACGGACGGCGTCCGGGCGGTTGAAGGTTAATATTATGCTGTCCGTCGCCCAGGACGAAGCCGACCGGACAAGTGAACGGATTAAATTTATAAACGAAGGGAAGAAAGCAAAAGGAATACCTTCCGGGTCAAAAACTCCCCTTGGAATAACGATCAAGGATGGGCGATATGAGATAGACCAGGATACAGCAGAGATTGCCGTGGATATGTTTAGTGCTTATATCAAACTAAAAAGCACTCTCGCACTCAGGCAATATATGTTTGACACCTGGGGTGTTTATCGAGCATATAATAATTACAAAAACGCAATAACAAATCGTCTATATATCGGAGAAGTATATGGAATTGAAAACGCATTCCCGGCGCTTATCAGCACACATGACTTTGATCTGGCCGGAGAAATCATGAAACAGCGGAGCCAGCGCTGCTGTGGCACGAGGAAAGGTAATGTATATCTGTTTTCTGGTATATTGCGTTGTCGTGAATGCGGGCAAATAATGCAGTCTAACGTAGTAAAGGGTTATAAATACTATCGGTGCAGGACACAATTTAGGATGAATGCACAGTGCGATCATCGCCAATACGTTCGAGAGGATGTGCTGGAGAGTTACATGCTGAACAGCATTGAGCAGATGGCCGCAAAATATCACGGGCAATACGATGAGGCAGAAAAAAAGCCCGCATTATCTGCGGACAAAATCAGAAAAAAGATGTCGAAACTTAAAGACCTATACCTTGCTGATTTAATAGAGCTGGACGAATATAGAAAAGATTATGAGGATTTAAAACAACAGCTATCGCAAATGGAACCGCAAAAGCCGAAATATTTTGACCGTGACGCACTCCATAGAGAGATTGAGGAATATCCAAACCTATCGCCGCAAATGAAAAAAGAATTCTGGACCAGAACAGTAAAGCGGATCGAAGCAGATAATAACGGTGCGTTTTTTGTTTTGCCTCGTTAGGCTTATTTTATATTCCCCACACTGAACATCCAATAAGCCTAACACCCCCCACCTAAAAAGGCGGGGGGTGTCTTATTCGAGTTTCCGCATAACGTTGTTATAAATGCGCTCATTCACAACCTTCAAGCTGTCCATAAGCTCGTCCATAACCTCCCATGCGCGGGAGGGGTCAACGCTCGCCACAGCCCGGAGGAAATCACTGTCAGGCGCGGAAGCCGCAGAATACGCCTCAACAATGCGGCTTTCTCTCACCGGTTCTCGGTTTTGGTTTTGGATGGTATACAGCGTCGCCAGCTTTTCGTAGTTCGACCAGCTGGACTCTTCCGTTTCCAACCGCTTGATCCGTCCTCGTTTACCTTGGTCTCCCTCTTGCGCTGGTAGTAAATCATACCATCACCTCAATTTCGGCCGTGGTCAGGTTTGACAATGTAATTTTTGCAGATGTGAGGCTCCCAGTCATATCCTGGCCCCATGGAGTCGGTACGGTAATGTAGTCCAACATATCCTGATCTTCCCATACAATGCTGGTCTCCACAGTTTTTCGGCGCATCCAGTAGTCATACACCCGCTTTGCAACAGTCTGGGCATTGCTGGAATTGACCAGCGTAGCGTCCTGCACGGTTTTGATGTTCTGTTTGTCGGACGCTGTTACATTTGGGTTGTCAATGCGTACCGTCCCCGTTGTGTGTACATATTTCACACCATTTACAGTGATTACCTCATCCCCGGAGTTGCCGGTTCCTTGGGTATAGGTGTGGTATGTAACGATGACCGCGGTAACAATAGCTTCCTGCTTTACGCTTCCGCCCTCAAACACATCCCGATCAGGCAACGCGGTAGGATTTTCGTATTTTGGGGCAAAGAAGCGTATTTTGTTTGTCTTGCTGGTGTCTACCGCTGCGCCGACGATAAAAGCCGCCTGCTGAAGTGCTTCGCGCCTGGTTCCGTCTGGGATATAACCTTTGATTTTCGCACTGGCAAGGGTGGTTTCAATGTCAACCTCAAATGCGCCGCTTACAATCTCATTGACCACAGATGAAAACGACGTGTCTGCGGTATACATTTTCCCGGGCCACTCGTAGTTATCCAGCACACCCAAAGCGTCTTGGCACTCTACGGAGTAGTCACCCACACCGGTCCGCTCTGGGATGTTGTCAACGTAAAACACGCCGATCAGTTTGTTATTGTGATATGCTTCTACCGGTTGCTTGAGCTGGAAAATGTACTCTGTGTCTGAATTGCTTTTCAGTTCCCAATCCAGGTAGTTGATGGCGAGTTCGGCAGAAATTGGGTTGACATCCTGCTGAATGGTTACGCTGCCAATCTCCCCGCCTTGGAACTCCCGGATGATGCCGAACACGATTTGATCTAACCTTGCTCGGCGCCGCGGAAGGGATGTTTTGTCCAGTGAGATGTCCACTCGGTTAAAAGCAGATACCGTCTTTTCGCAGAAATAAATGGCGCTGTCAGGCGTAAATACTTGAGCCGCAAGCTGCGTTTCCCCTTGATACCAGGCGACAGTCACCTGCTTACAGTAGTCTCCTGTATCCGGAGAGAATTTCAGAGAAATTCCAAGCGTAGTGTAGTTGCTATCAAAATCAATTCGGATTTTAGGCGTTTCGGAGAATCCACAGTTTTCGTTCGAAACTTCAGAGGACAGGAATGCAATGGCTTGTCCATCGTATACCATGTGCTCACCGTTAAGCCTCCAGAAATTGTGCTCTAAGATGCACAGCGGCGGAGTGTTTGCACCAGAAGGGAGCAGTGATGTATCAGACAGGCCATGTGCGCCGGTTGCCGTTACTGCGGCATCCTCCTCCGCCCCAACGGCAACATCCCGGTAAATCAGTTTACTGCTCATGCAGGCACCCTTTCAGGGGACATGGCTATGAAGTTGATCTCCAGGCCGTCCCACTTGCTGTAATCGTCCGTTTTCAGCATTATGTTGTCAGCGCCGCTTGTGACGTATGCTTTAAACTGTTTCCACCCCTGCCCATACGGGACTTTGATAGTATGACTTGCAGAAGGGGAAGAAATAATTTCATACAGCGCATCATATTGCGCAATCGAGGCATTAGACTGGTCGGGCTCAATTTTAAGAGTGTAATTGTAGTATGTTCCGATGATATCCCTGCGCATTTCTCCCGTCTGGACGCGCCCCGTGTTCGGGCCGTCCAGTACGGAAAAAGAGCGCTTCAGGCTGACGACATGCACTCGGTCATACTCAACACCGTCAATAGAAATTCCGCTCATATCGTCCTCCTTATGTCAAAGATACGCCTACACGAACATTTTCCTGATTGCCAACATCAACAACGGCACGGCCAAGCTCTCGACGGTCGAGCATCAGAATGATAGGCCGATTACTCCCGTTCCCGCCCTGTTCTGCCAAAGCTTGCCGAAACGCCTGAACGATGGTTTCAAGCGGAGCTTCAATGTTAGTCCCGGACTTCTGGTCGCCCAGCACCGCCAAGAACTCCCGGTTTGGAGGGATAACTGCACCCTGTGCAAGCTGAGGAATACCCCATTCAGACGCGTGAGGAATGTTGGCGCTCCAGCTCTTTCCGCCGATTCCAGGGACCCAATCGGGAACGGAGAATGAAATGCTGTTGATTTTGTCGATCAGCCAGTTCAACCCACGAATGATCAAATTTACAACACTGCCGACAATGGTCAAAACAGCGTTCAGCGCCCCTTTCACCATCTTTTTCAAGCCGTTCAGCATTTTATTAACATCCTGATGGATAAGACCGTCAATAAACTCAGCAGCCCCGGCAAAAATCTCCTTGAAGTTTTGCATCAGCTGGTCGCCATTTCCCACCAAAACAGTGATAGCATAAAGGACGGACATAATACCGGCCACCAAAGCTGGGAGTGTACTGCCGGTCAGCATCCCGATTCCAAGGCCGGTAGCAATAATTCCGGCCAGAACAAGCAGGGTGTTCTTGAGGTTTACGCCGTTTTCCATTGCGTCCGAAAATCCAGTTACAAGCGCCGCTAAGCCTGCAACAACCAGTCCGATGGCCGTCCCGTTTTTGCCAAAAGCAAGGGTAAGGCCGCCCACAAGGGCCGTTGCACCTGCGATGATTTCCATTAGGCTTGTCCAGTCAAGCCCGTTTTCCCAGGCGTCCTTTAAGCCGTCAAACATCAGCATAAGTCCACCGATGGCAATCGCCATTCCGGCCAACTTTGTGCCGATCTCTCCCAGCATACCGGGGAGCTTAGAGGAGATCTTCCATAGTGCAAGCCCCGCTCCAATTAGAAGCACCGCATTTGCAATTTTGCGAAGTCGTTCATCTACGCCGTCAAGGAAACTGAAATCAGGAGCAATGTCGGTGGAGCTTGCCCCGCCACCGGACGCAGACGAGCTGTTGTCCGACAGCTGATTGATCTCATCGAAAGCCGCCAAGGATTTCCCGGCGTCTTTGGCCGCTTTCCCGGTCCCCTTCAACGCCTTTGTCTGATCGTTTAAGGCTTTAGCTGATTTCTTTGCTGAGTCAATGCTTTTCCCTGAAATCATCGCCACCAAACGGGCAAGCTGAGATACAACGGCAGTGAGCACATGCACCAGCAGCGTAAAGGCTGGAACAACAACGCTGATTATAGGCTGTGCCAATGTAAGCAGTGCCCCCTTTAGTTGGGCAAACGCGGCGGATGCTTGGGCGTCAGCCTTAATGACGTCCCAAAGAAAAGCTTTAATCTGGCGCAGAACGGAAAGAACGACCGTAAAAACAAAAACACGGCGGGCCATCAACTGTAGTTTTTTCCATATTTTGTCAAAGCTGGGTGGCATATTTCCAGCTTCTTTCCCCGCATGGGAAAGTTGTTCCGTCAGCTCCGCAGCTCTGTTTTCGGCAGTTTCAAGCGCGGTAGACTGGTTTATTACCTTATCGGTAATTTCGGTATATTGCTTCCCAAGTTTTTCGGCGTCTTTGTTTTGGAAATTCAAAAGGGCTTCCTGCTCTTTAAGGCTTGCGGTTATAGCCGCCTGCTTCTCCTGGGCTGACAAAAATTCAAGCGGACTGGCATTTGTTTTACCGCTGGTAATCTGTTGGGTGTCAGATAGCTCCGCCTTTAAGCGCGAAATTACCTTTTCAGTTTTCAATGCCTCGTTGGTGGCCGATTCCAGTTCTGATTTAATGCCGCTCTGCTGCGTTTGCTTTTCGGACAATTCCTCGCGCATTTTGTCAATTTTCTTCGAGAGCTTAATCAACTCTTTTTGCGCATCAGCATCATCCAATTTTGTTTCGATGATAATGGAGCCATCAGCTGCCATTTACTCACCCCCTTAAATCCATTGGGATAAGATATCGTTTTCGGCGTCGGTGTATTTCCGCTTGATGTCCACCAGACGCTTGTTCTCACGGTAGAATTCCTGATCCGTTTTGTCGAGGCGCTTTCCCTTTGCCTTTAGATTGCGGATCCGGACAATTTGGGCGAAGAAGCAATCCCCGATCTCGTAGTATGCCGCGATAAAAGTCCACCAGTGGATATAAGGCAGTGCCCGAACATCCTGGCCAAAAACGCGATTGATAGGAGCGACAATATACTGAAAATCTTGCTCCCAATCCATCAGTTTGGGCCGTTTGCGCTTGTCCCCCTCGTCCCCACAGTTGATAAACCACATGCACTTAATAAATGCTTCCTGCAATACATCCCCAGGGATTCGGATGAAATCCGGGTAAAAGATATCGAGCGCCGCAAGAGCCTTCTCTTCGTTGTCTAAATCCGGAGCAGAGAGGACAACGAAAATATCAAGGATGGCCCGATAGTCGGAGCGGATCTCGTATTCCGTCCCCGCTATTTCCAGGATTTTAGGAAGATCGTACATCATCGGTGATACTTCTTCACATACTTGGCGATTTTCTCATTAGACAGTGCCTTTTCACGTTTGATGCCTTCGTCAAACCGGTCCATAATCGCAAGCAAAAAATTAGCCCATACTGGCATACCGTCTCCGTATGCGTACAGATTCATTTCTCCGAATACCGCATCGCATACCGGAGCTTCAAAAACGCCGTCAATGGAATCTCGCATTTCTTTATCAATCTGGCGCATTTGGTCATAGATTTCCCGGCCGGTTGCGTTAGCATCAGCAAGATTTTTTCTCGCTTTCTGCTTTTGCTCCAGTGCATCGAAAACGTCATACAACTTCCCGGCAAATGTAGCATCCGTTGGGTTGAAAGTGATTTCGCACTTGCCATTGACCATAAATGTCTTTTTGCCGTCAGAAAAATTCAGATTTTCCATATTACCCTCCAAAAAAGGGGCGGGGATCCCCCGCCCCTCTGTCTTTAAACATCTGCCGTGAAAGTTACACCGCTGGTGCCCTTTGTGATGGTGCCAAGGGTCCGCGTACCGCCGTAAGTAATCTCACTGGCAATGTTCAGGGTGCCGCCGCCATCGCCGCCGATGCTGGTCACAGCAATAGCGCAGGAATCATACCGCTCGGCAAACTTCGCCTCGCCGGACGTAGCGTAGAAGTGTCCAATCATCATATCCTGATTGGCAAGAGCCTGCGCGTCATGATCCTTGACGGCAAGGTTCCACATCTTCACCGCAGCAGCGTCACCGGCATCCAGAGGGATGGGATCAAAGGTCTGGGAAATAACGGGCTTCTTCATGGTGGTGAAGGTGTTGCCCAGGATGTCTTGTTTGCTCTCCTGACCCCAGTCCATCTCTTCGCTGGAATCTTCCACGCGCTTACCGATGGCGCTCCAAGTGGGAGATTCCTTAGAGCCGGTATTCAGATACGCGATCAAAAGCTCGCGGTCAATGGTCTGACCTTCGGGCGTCGCAAAAGTTAAATCTGCCATTATACATTCACCTCGTAAATCAGTTTTAGCGGGACCATGTAGTCCTCGTATTGGTCGCTTGTCGCGCCGAGATACGATGCAAACGCAGAAGTCTCAACGCGGAGGGCGCGCCTGCCCTCTCCAATGTCCGGTCGCTGCATCTGCGCCCAGTCCGCAAATTTGTTCAGTACTTCAACCGCCTTCAAGCGTGTATCGTCGCTCTTGCCGGGTGGTGCGATCTGGTAGTGGATTTCAAACGAATACTCCGCCTGATAGCCACTGCAGATATACTTCTTGGTGATAACGGCCCCCTGAACGGAGGAAAGCGCCATGCCTACCGTTTTTGCCGCGAAATACTCGTACTTGATCAGATCCACATTCTCCGGAATACCGGGGAAACGGTTTGCCCAAATCAGCATCAGGCGGTCAAGGTCTGCCTTTTCGCTGCTGGATGCCAGCATTACAGGTTTTTCTTTAGAGATCACGCTTCACCGCCTTTTCTGCTACACGCACCCACTTCTCCATGTTCTGTGCCTTGGATGCTTCGAACCAATGGGAGCAGGTCCCGGTTCTGTGGAAAATCAAATTTTTCTCCGGCACTGCCGGAACCTTCGTAACGCCCTTCCGCGCATAAGAGCTTCCGGTCAGCGGATCAACGTACAGTTTGCCGTAGTACAGATATCTGGCATACGGCCCTGGATAAACAACCGTGTTTCCCGTTACCCGTGTACGCGTCCTTAGAGAGCCTGTGAGCATAGGTACGAACGGAGCGGTATCTTTTGCGACCTGCACCGCCAGAACGTGTTCTGCGCGATCACAGCCCTTGGAAACGGCCTCTTTTACAGCGTCCATGCCGTCCGTCTGAACGGAAAATTTCAACGCCATATCACACGCCTCCGACCTGCCAGTGCTGCATATCAACGCTGCCGAAATCCTTCTCGTCAACCTTGGTCACGGTGTAGCAGTTGTCCTGAGCCAGCGCCACAGTTTCATTGTCCGTCACAAACTCGCCTTTGATGAAAAACGTTGTCCCACCATTGCCTTTGACAGAAAGCGTCCACAGGTCGGTTTTGTCCTCTGCGGCGTAAAACCGCTGCGGACCGACATAGGCTTTCACCTTGCCGGTAAAACCGTCCACAGCTTCCACGCCAAACGGGATGTAGAGGTCAACTGCATCAGCCCCGGCAAGACCGCTCTCGCGCACGTTAACCGCCTTAGACGCTTGCAGCATCACGCCACGAAGTACGGTCACATACAGCTTTTGCGTTTCCTGAAACGTCTCCTTGTCGGTTTCTTTGACCGGATTGTAGATCGTTACAGTGTGGGGAGCGTACATGATCCGCACCCCCTCCCTCGGTACAGCAAGCCGGTATGGGCGAGATACTCCATGCAGGTCTCTGCGAGCAGCTTTCTTGCTCCATCCGTAGCGTTCAGTGCGGAAACGGCAGATTCGCCGCCGGTCGCAAGTGTGCGGGAATAACCGCCCACCGTTTCACTTTTGACTTCTGCGTCATTAGCGGCAGCAGTCGCAAGGTTCTTCATTGCAAGCGCCTGCGCAGCTTCGATAACCGCATACTTGTCAACCAGCGCACAGCAGCACATCTTTACCGCATCCAGATCCACGTTGTCCTTGGCTCGGTTCTGCGTGAAATAATCGAGGAAGGAGCTGGCCCGGACAGCCAGACGCGGAAAATCCCCACTGCTTACAGTGCCCATATAGACACCGGAGTAGTATGTGTAATCAGCGTATGTCAATTGGGTCAGCTCCCTTCCAATACTGCAATTATGTCAGCCTTGCGCATTGAACTGCTGACCCCGTCCACCCCGTTTTCCCAGGCATAATCAAGCAATTGAGCTTTTGTCATGTCGGAGAAAACAGGGGTTTCAGGGTCAGGCTCACTCAGCAGTTCGGTTAGCCCCCCACTGCCGGAGTGATGGTGCCGACAACCACGCCGTCAATGCGCTCGACGAACAGCACCATGCCGTTGATAACGGTATCGGATGCGGTCATGTTGGTGTAATCGGGTTCCTCGTGGATGCCGATATAACCGGTGGCATCGGTGGTGAAGTTGAACACCTCGCCCAGATCAGCGCCGTTCACAGGGATGTAGTACAGGACGATGTTGTCTTTGGCAGTGGCGTAAATCTTGCCCTTTGTGACGCTGGAGTTCAAGATCACAGTGCCCAGACCGAGGAAGTTCTCGACATAGGTCATGCCGAAAGCGGTCTGCAGGGTGATGTTGGCAGTTGCGAGATAGTCCGCAACGTCCAGAGGGTTCATGAAATACACTGCGCCGATTTCGTCATCCTCGAACAGCACCTGCAGCTGGCCCCATGCCTGAGCCAAGGTCGCTTGGAAGGTCGCACCGCTGGCCGTACCCGTACCGGTTGCGAGGAAGTCGAAGAAGTCCTTGCGGATGCCCTTCTGCACATCCTTTAGCATTTCATCGGTGGTCATTTCAACCGCCTGATCGTAGCCGCGATCGGCGATTGCTTCGGCAGAGGTGGCCTTGCGCCACTTCTTCAAGGTGATCTCCTTGTAGTTCACAGCCTCGGTCTTGTACTTGCTCAGGGGGATGGTCTCGCCCTCAGCCACAGCGCCGTCTTCCAAAGTGCCGGTAGCCTTGTAGCTCTTGAGCACAGTACCGGCCTGCTTGGCGATCTTACGAGTAACGCCCAGAGCCTCCATCAGCTTCTTGATGGAATAGCCGAACATCTCGGTAAATTCGATCTCACGAACACGGGCGAGATCTTCCTTCTTAATCAGCTTAGGATCAACAGCCATTTTTATTCTTCCTTTCTAAACAAATCCATATTTGCGGCGATTGCAGCGCGCCGCTCAGTTCTGTCGGTGATTTGCATAATCTCGTCCTTGGTCATAGGCTTTCCGCCCTCGTTGAGCCGTGCGCCCATGTCCAGCCGGACAGCAGGCTTAGAAACAAGGCTCTTATAGGTGCCGTCTACGAGAGCGTCAAGGCTCTTGGTGTCCTTGATCTTCTCGCCGTCCAGCTCCAATGCAGACATTTCCTCGCCGCATCCGCGCATGGCAAGGTCGAGATTTGCACCGGTGATGTTTTTGCTCTCAAAGTAAGCCCGGACAGCCTTTTCCTTTGCCGCCTTGCTTTCCTTTTCGGTGATGCCGGACTTATAAGCTTCAAAATCCGAATGTTCTTTTTCATACTTTTCCTTATAGCCGCCGTCACCTGCTGCCTTGAGGTCATCCAACTGCTTTTGGATGCCGGGCAGCTTCTCCGCGTCCGCCTTGTATTTGCTGACGTCAGCCTTCAAGCCGTCCACGGTGTCCGTATGCGCCTCGATGATGGTATCCACCTGTTCGTCGGTGAGACCCATGCCCTTCAAAAGTTTACGTGTAAGTGCCATTGTTCTATCTTCCTTTCCCTTGTCCGCAGTTCGTCGCGGCGATAGATTGTATAAAAACCGCTGTGCCTCGCGGGTTTTATCGAAAGAAAAAGAGCCAACCGCCGAGAAAAACTCGGTAGCTGGCTCCTATTGCCCTTTCCCGCGCCCAATTACGCGGGAGTTGAGTATTTGATTGTTTTCTTGACCTCTAACACGATGTACCCGTCGCCCTTGCGCCGGATCTCCGCATCATTGCCACGTTTAAGAATAGCTTCCACAGCGCGCATGATATCATCATTCATTGTCCGTCACCTCGGAAAACAGGAAATCATATTCACGTTGTAGGTCTCTAAGCTTTGAGTTGCACTCTTTCTCAATTGCATATACCGCCAAATCAGATGGGTGGTCTCGTCCTTTCCAATCGGGGTATTTTGCCCTTTCTTCATCTACTTTAGCCCAGCATTCATGAAAAAGTGCGTCGCATTTTGACTTGTACTCATTAAAGAGTGGATGGTTTTCATTTATTTTTTTCTTTGCGTACATAGTCAACCTCCAGCTCTTTACTTAAAATCTTCATTACTTCGTGGTACTTATCAACGTCCGGGTTTATCTGCCCTTTCCACATCATCTCAAATACGTCCGTTCGTTCCAGTTCCTTAAAGCGATTGTACACCACATCGCGAGCCTTTTCAACGGTTTTGGCTGTTCGTCTCATAATGTATATAAATCGGTCATCAGACGCAATGGAAAGTTCTTCTTTACTGTCCATAAAGAACGCAACGTCTTCTGCACTAAAAGAGTAATGCGTTTTTTCACGCGGGTGATTGTGATACGAATATGACCCATTTAGGGTGCTCGGTATAGCAGACAAGTCTACCGTTGCTGCTTCCCCGGAGACGCGCCAGACTTTGCCATCTTTCGTCACCGAGTAATTAACTTCGTAATCAAAATCAGCCAGTTCTTTCTCAGCATCGCTTAAAACTTTCATGGTTGCTGTTTTATCAGAAAAATCAACAGTACCAACCAAAACCGGATCTCCCGGGGAACCGCTGTTGCCATTACCGGTGCTTTTTATGCTTTTTGAAATGGGAGTAGCATTATAGATGCGCATCCGCTCCGGTTGCTCCGGCAGGCCAGCTTCCGCGCTAAACGCCTTGTATTTAGCGTTTAACCGCCGGAGGCGTATGTTTACCGCAGTCTCATCTTCATGCAATCCTGCGGCCTTGTAGGCGGCTTTTTCGCGTTTTAGCTTTCTAACGGTCCGCTCAATGCGGCGTTGCATCTGGGTTGCCTCGTATGCCGTGTAATCCTTGCCATCAAATGTGCATCCATGGCCGTCATCGATGTGTTCCAACTGTTCATCCGTGTAAGTGCGCTCGGACACGCCCTCAACCCATGGGAACCGCCTGTGGCGGCAGTTGGCCCCTTCCAGGCCGTCAACAGCGCCCAGGCCGCAAACGTCATAAATGCTCGGGTAAATGTCCCCAGCACGTACGCTGTAAACGTGGCCTTGCCAATCCTTATGCGATGACCATGGTGACGGTCCCGGCTTATCTCGTGCGCCAACATGGGCCGAAACTTCAAAATAGGGTGTATCCAGATATTCTGCAGATTGCTCCGTATACTTGGAGCAGATTTGAGATACGCCGGTCATTACGGCTCTTCGCACGGCAACATCGACATGATCCCGATGACCACTTTCGTAGTCAACCACTTTTAGACCGCTGTCCGCAAGTTCCTTCACAGCCGTTTTAATCGCCTGATTGTAGTTGATTGCACCGCTTTGCACCTGCAACGCTGCGCTGTCAAGTGCCCATTGGTACGCTTTGGCAGGTGGGAGCATCGTACGCCCAGCGTCCACCAGGAAGCCCATGGATGCGGTCATATTGTGGAATGTATTAAGTGTCTGCGTCCTGATCGCCGCCACTTCCGCAGCGTCAACCAGTGTCTCAGGCTGTGTGATATGCGCAAGGTCAATCAGGTCAGTGTAATACTGTTGGTTCCTTGCGACCACATCGCCCAGCAGCTTGTCCAGCTTCGTTTTGCTGATGCCGGAAGTTTCGCGGATTGCTTTCTTGATTTCCTTTAGGTCGATGCCGTGAGACCGCAGTGCCCGGATGTCCTGCACCGTTACCTCGTTCAGTTCATCCGCAGCTTTCAACCGGGAACAGATTTCATTCAGCAACACAAGTTCAAGCGCCCGGAACAGTTCTGCCAGATCCTCTGGGAGCGCATCAAGTAGTTCCGGGGTAAATGGATACCGGCTCATTTTTCACAACCCCAAAAGTCCCAGTATTTTCTCCAAATCCCATTACTCGACCTCCGTTTCTTCCTCGGTCACCATGTCCTGTGCCTTTGGCAGCGCTGCCTTTGCGGTGGCTTCGTCCTCATTCATCCAGCGCATACGGAACTCCCAATCGTTCATGATGCCAGCATTAAGAAGTTGCACGTCACGGTTAAAGTCCTGGCCCTTGTCCTCAATGATGGAATCGTCAAAGTCAATGGAGATCTGGACGTCCTCATTGAGGGATGCGCCCATGTACCGATTCCCCATGCGGAGCAAGCTCCGGCACAACTCTGTGATTGCCTGCTCAAGCACAATTTCATGTTTTTTGATTGTGCGAAACAGGGTGCTGTTCTCGCTGATGACCTGCGTGGCAGTTGCGATGCTTCCCTGATTGAATTTGTAATGGTTCTCACCGAAACCGCACTTGCTGGACAGGATGTTCAACATATCTTGCATACCGGTGTTAAACTCCGCTGTCCGCAGCGACATATCGACCTGCTGTAAGATGTTGCCGTTGCCGCCTCTGTCCTCCGGAAGTACATAATAAACTGTCTCACGCTTATCAAACACTGGACGACCGTCAATGCTCTTGGTTGCCTCCGGTTGCACCACAATGCGCTTCTTGCCCAACACAAATTCGTTCACATAGCTATCATAGGTAATGTCAACGCTCTTAAGCTGGTCGATGGCGTGGGCAAACACAGCCACGCCAAGCGGGTTGTTTTCGTCAGAGTTTGCAATGTTCAGCCGGTCGATCACAAACTGCGGCTTGTCGCTGCCGGTATGAACCACCGGGGGAATTGTCTCAAACCCTTTCACGCTGGCCAGTGGGATTTCCTCTGCATCATACAGATGGTTCTCAATGTCATACTCGCCGTTGCGCAGCCTGTGCACCTGGATGTAAGTATATTCTGTGTCATCGACCTTTCGAGTGGATGCGAACGCACACTCGCGGATAACGCCGTTATCCCACGTCAGCGGGTAGATGTTCCCGGCGCTGACATAGTTGATGTGAATGCGGCCAGAGTCAATGATTTCTGCTGTATCTGAGTTAATTCCCATGCCTTCCATCACCGGCACATACGCAACGGTTCCTACTGCCGCTTTGCGCTCCTGCGATTCGTTAGCCTTGACCTCCCAATTGTTATCGGCAAAAACAGTATCGATAAATTCCTGTTCCTGTTTGCCTTCAAGCGTGATGTTGACTCGCTCGTTCATTAGGAGGTTGGCCCAATCCTCGCAGACTTTCTTTCCCATTCCAACCGAATAACGGTGGCACTCCAGCTCTTCAATGCCATTCCACACCGTATAGCTGTGGAAATCTTCAACGTTTCCCTTATACCATGCGTCCCACAGGTCGATCAGAGAGTAAAATTTGCTGTCGACCGTGTCAAACCCAAGATCCTTTAATGCTCTGCGAATATTCACTATTTCACCGTCCCATCATGTGACCGGCACGTTCCAGGTCTTTGTAATAAGGCTCAATGCTGTACTCAAAGGCATCCAAGCTGTCGATGTCGGACGTGCCATCATCCAAGCGCTCGTCCTCAAATTTATCAGGATCATAAATAGCGGATTGCAGTGCATCGATCAGATGTGGGCAGTTTCTGGAAACTTTGAACCGCCCCTGCTTCATCAGCAGCACCACCAGCCGAATTCTGTCTGTGATTTGCATTTTCAGTGCGTTCTTGACTTGGGTACCCAGCCGGAGTTTTTGTGCCGTGTGATCCAACCCTCGTATAAGCACCGTTTCCGCGCTATCTGCTCGTGTCTGGCTGTAACCATACTTTGACGTTATCAACTGGCAGAACGTAGCAAAACGCCGGTTTAATGCATCCGGGTCAATCTCTTCGTTTTTGATGTATTCTTCTTCCAACGCCACAACCCGGAAATTTTTTGTAATCCCGGTGGCTTGAAATTTCGTTGCGGACTTTGTACCGCCGAAGTCAACGCCAATTGAAATGATTGAGAAGCTGGTGCCGTTTTGCTTGGCCCACTCCAAAGGGTCTCCGATCAAATACTTTTCTGTATCGTTGGCGAAGTCCTTATAAACGATGCCCTCTGCCGCTACCCACAGGCCGCGCACATACCGGTCATAAAATATACCGGCATACATATTCTCGTACCGTTCAAGGGTGCGCTTGCTCAGGCCGGGGTTGTCCGTCATTTCAAAGTGTAGATACAGTGCATTACGCTCACGGCTCCGCTTGATCCACTCCTGATAGAACCAGTGATGTGGGCTGCCGGGGTTACAAGAGAACCACAGCCGCGCGCCGTCAACGGAGCAACGTGCAAGCGCCTGTTCCACGAATGAGCGTGGCATCAATACCACCTCGTCCAGCAACACACCCGCCAGTGTGCGGCCTTGGATCAGTGTATAGCTCGCCTCGTCCTTGCCGCCGAACACTTCAAAGTAATTTGTCACGGCTCCACGCCGCACTTCCATTACCTTGTCACCGCGCCGCCAGCGGACGATATAACGTTCCTTTGCAAGGCTCATCGCCGTGAACGGTACGATGATGTTCTTGGTACAGCTGTCCACCGTTCTGCCGCACACGCCAAAACGCTGACCGCTGAAATTTTCCATCGCCCAGCGCACATACGCCCACATCATAATGGAGGTCTTGCCGGAACGCACAGCGCCGTCGCAAATCAGCGCATCATACTTGGAATATGGATAAGCGAGAATTTTCTTCTGCTTTGCGCTAATCATCGCTCTCCAGCCCTTCTGCCATTTCACGCAGGCTCACGCTCAAAGCGTCCTCCTGCGTGTTATCCGTCGGCAAGCCCAGCTCAACAATATCGCGCTGTCCAAGGTACTGTTTCCCCAGCCAGATAGCCATGCTTGCGTTCTTTTCGGCCAGCTTCCACTGCGCTCTCCGCAGGCTCGACTTTCCCACCTGACTTTTGCTTTTATATGTGTCCGCAAAAGTCATTTTATACGTCCGTTTGCACCATCGATTCAGGGTGTCTGCGCTGCACTCAAGCACTCCGCAGATTTCTGCTTCCGTGCACTGGATACCACATAGGTTCTCAAACAGCTTTTGATTTATTACCTTTTTCGGCCTTCCAGTCCGTGCCACTTCCACCCCTCCATTCCTTAAGATTTGATCATGCCAGAGATTTCTTTCTCGCGGTCAGCTTTCTCGCCACCAATGTATGCAGGCCATTCATGGCCCCTGTAATATCGCCGGACTTAATCAGCCCGTTCAGTGTTTTCATTTGCTGTGTGGATAAATACTGATGGTTTTTCTTCAACATCCTCCGCGCAGTCGCCTGAGCATCAGTCATTCAGAAGCACCGCCTTCTTCCCGGTGAACTTCTCCCACCGGTCAACAATGACGTCGGCATACTTCGGATCATACTCCATGCAGAAAGCGTGTCTTCCATTCTGCTCCGCTGCCATGATCGTTGTGCCAGAGCCAGCGAACAGGTCAAGCACATTCTCACCCGGCTTACTGGAGCACTGCATCTGGTAATCAAACAGCTTAATCGGCTTCATGGTCGGATGCTCCACAGATTTGACAGGCTTATCGAAATTCAGAACGGTAGTCTGTCGGCGGTTCTTGAAGAAGTAGTGCTTCTTACCTTCCGTCCATCCGTAAAGGCAAGGCTCATGCGCGTCCTCTTCAATTTCGCTCTCACCGTACAGGCAAGGCTCATGTTTCCACTGGAAATCCTGTCTCCCCATTACGAGGGAATTCTTCACCCAAATCAGGCACTGCCGGACACGCAGCATTGAATCTTTACACGCACCCCGGAAGTTATACCCTTCACTGTCGGCGTGCCAAATGTAAAATGGAGCGCCTGGTTTCATGACCATCGCCGCATTGGAGAAAGCATCCGTCAGGAACTGCCTAAAGGCTGCATCTTCCATGTTATCGTTCTTGATTTTACCGGCGGTGCCCTGATAGTCCACATTGTACGGAGGATCGGTGAGAAGAAGATCGATTTGTGCCCCCCCCACAAGCTTCTGTACGTCTGTCAAAGACGTGCTGTCTCCGCACATCAAGCGGTGGTCTCCAAGTTGGTACACATCGCCCAGCTTGCTCTTCGGCTCCGCCGGAATGACAGGTTCATAATCATCCTCGACAACGGAATCGTTCAGCTCGTCACGCAGGCCCCATTCAAAGTCAAACGCCGACAGGTCGAGACCGGGCAGCTCATCAGCCAGGAGGTCAAAGTCCCAGTCGCTCTCGTTGCTCTTGTTATCCACCAGCCGCAGGGCGTTCACCTGATCCGGTGTCAGATCGTCCACGCAGACGCACGGTACTTCTTCCATACCCAGCTTCTTTGCCGCCAAAGCGCGGCAGTGGCCGATTACGATCACGCCGTCACGGTCAATCACAATCGGCTGTACAAAACCGTACTGCTTGATGCTCTCCGCAACGTTGTTGATTTGCCGCTTATCATGCTTTTTTGCGTTTGCGGCATACGGCACAATATCCGCAAGCCGCCGTTTTGTGATTTCCATGCCATCCTCCTGGTTTGCTACCGGTAATAATTTACTCCACGATCATCCAGTCATCAGCCAGCATATCCGCCTGACTTGCCAACCATCCCATTTGGATGCCGGAAGTGCCGCAGAATGCGATGGCCTTGTTTCCGATGGCCTCGTGGTTGGCGTTGACGATTGTTCCCTCCGGGGACGTGTAACTGATGGCGGACGCCAGCTCGATGTGCTGGTTCTTCCCGTTCCAACCTGCCCGCCTGCATTTCTTTCCCTTCTTCAATGCCTCGATAGCCAAACCGAAGTTCATGCCGTCGATGGGGCGGTACGCTTCCTCGAATACCGCCTTGGGACTCCAGCTTTCATAGCCGTCCGGGTAGCAGACCTTATAGCCCTCCTCATCAGGGGCCATGCTCTTGGGAATGGGCTGGTCCTTCTCATAAACTCTGCAACCCTTGCGAATAGCAGGGACCGCCTCAATGATTTTCACGCCGATATACTTTTTCATTTTGCATAACCTCTTAACATTTATTTGCTACCGGCCCCCACCCCTTGGCCTTACATAGCAGACTTTACCCGCCCCGCAGGGCTACAACGCCGCCCACATTGGGCGTTTTTCTTTCCATTGGCCGTCTTTCTCACTTAGATTGTCACACGCTACCGGCAACTACGCTCCGAAAAGTCGTAGCCCCTATTCCGTCAGGTCAAACCGGTCTTGACGCATCAAGACAAGCGCAGTTTTCAGCGAGCTTTGTCATTTCCATGTGAGCCATGACGACAACGGTCTCACATTGTCCGGGTGCGACCCGGCATCTGGCAGGGACGATTGGGAATCGAACCCACCCAAGCGGTTTTGGAGACCGCCTCGCCAGCCCTGGAACATTCGCCCCTAAATGTCCCTCCTGGGCCACATCGTCGAGAGGTGCGGAGGGTCCTGCGCCCAACCGGAATTGCACCGGGGCATCAAGGGCAAGTACCAGTTGCCGGAGACGAGCTGCTTTTGCGGGCCGCAGCTTATATTTTACGAACAGGGGCAGAGGCGTATCACCCCGAAACGCTCCCTGCCATGGTGCAGACGGCTGGACTTGAACCAGCGACCTTTTCATTATTTGCGAAACGCTCTTGCCTACTGAGCTACGTCTGCATATCCCCGGCATCCGCCGGGGTCAGGAGGAAAGAAAGGGTGGATGGAAAGAATGAGGATACGGATATAACCCCGCACCCTCATTCTGACACATATTTTTCTGCGCTTGCCCCGAATTAGGGGCAAAGACCAATTTTTTTTGCGATACTATAAAGGTTTGCTCTCTCGTTCGCCCTCGTCCCATGCAAGCTCATCCAAGCTGACGTGGTAATGATTCGCTATCAGCTTCAATTGGCTGAGAGCCGGTTCGTTCTCCCCGGTTTCATACTTCCGCAGCGTATCATGCCCGATCCCAATCAGCTCCGCTTTCAATCTCATACTTTTAGCAGGCCGCTCAGATTCTCTCAATTTGCGCAGCCGCTCCGGGAATGTGCTCATGCTATCACCTCGATCATACGCACTCCCCAATCTTCCGCAGCAGTGCCACCAAGTCATAAAAACAATGCGGGTCTAACCCGGTCTCTTTCTTGATGCGCTCAAACCTGTAGCCCGCCGTATTGCGGTGCATATAGACCTGCCGTGCAGCCTGCTCCAGGATCATGTCGTTTTCCGCATATGCCCTTAGCAGGGCTTTGTCATCGTTTGTCATGTTGCCTCCCATATGTCACTTTCCGGAGCTCGTGATACCGATCTGGGAACGGAATCAAGGTCATACGATCCCGGATGATCTCCGCCAAAATGCGATCCATGTGCTCCTGGAACACGTCCGCAGCCGGGTCCTTGCAGTTCAACGCCGGTTTGTACTCACGCTGGGTATCGACCCAGTCGTGCGTCAGGCGCATGACCCGGTCGAATCCCCACCCGTCCTTCTGGTGGATCGTAATTTGCAGAGTATCTGTGGCGAATTGCAGTGCCATGGCGGCACCGGCATTAAACGCCGCCTCAAGTTCCGCGTCCCGCCGCTTCAAATACCCGGACTGCTTAGCCATCCTTTCCGTCCTTTCTCTCGCCGTAGCTGCAAAAATCGTCTGCCTCTTTTGCCGGTTTGAATGTACGATCCCAGTGCTCACCATAGGTGAAGGTGTTTCGCGGGTGCCCGCAGTAATAGCCTACGGTTCCATCTGTCCGCTCATACCGTTCGGCTTGTTCGCACTCCTTGCACCGCGTCACGACCACGGCATCCACGGTGGGAGCATCTTCAATCCGGTGTAAAAAACTTTCTTCGGCGTGTGCCCAAGACGTTGGGGAAACACGTTGATTCCACTCGTTTTCTTTGCGCTCTTTGGCCTGACACTCCAAAGGCGTTGCATCAACCAGCCTCATGGTCAGCACCTCCGTCCATCTTGGCCCCGCAGTGGGGGCAGTCTTTCCCATATATGACCTTATACTTGTGAGCCGTTGTCTTGCCGCAATGGCTACACATCCACGGAACGTTATCGCCATCGCCACAGACTACCCATTCGGCGTGTACCACCGGGGCCACATCGGCGGCGGGCAGGGCCTCAATATACTGAGACGGCTCAAGACCTTTTGCCCACGCGTGCTTCGCGGCCTCAATCGCCGCGCTGCGCTCAATGTATTCAGCCATCTTCATCCCCTCCAAATTCCGCCTCGTACTGTTCCGGCGTGATAATCTCAATATCCTTTGCGGAGTAGCCCAAGGTGTCGAGGCATATCAGCTTCGCCAGTTTGTCTTTGTCAAGGGCCGCCGCAGCGTCCTCATAGGATACGCCGGGTTTTGCCTCAAAGCTGATTTGAGCGCCGAACGCCCCGGCCACGCTAAAGCAGATTTTATATTCAGCCATTTTTAGCCCTCCTCCACATAGCACCAGCTCTGGGGCGGGCGCTTAATGTTACCGCCAAATTTTTTGCAGTCTGTGCATTCCCGTGCGATTCTTTCCATGCAGAATACACATGGGTCAATTGCACGCTGGAACTCGCTTAGTTCCCGCGGCTGGTCATAGATCAGCAGGTCGGAGATGTGCCAGCCGTAGCCCTGGCAATGTCCAAGATAGCCGTGCAGCTCATCGTCTGTCATAGCCACACACAGGCCACACTTTTCTTCGGCAGCTTGCTTGTAAACGGATAGGCCACCGGCCTTAAAAAGAAAATCCGTACTATCCTTGTCAATCTTGTAAATCCGGTCGCAAATAAACTCCCCAATGACCTTGCCGCCGCCGTAAAACTGTGGCATTGGATAGTCCGTCGCAATGAAGTCCTCGTGCGGATATTTTGGCAGCGTGCAGTAGATGTAGCATTTGAACGGCGTGTCCAGCTTCGGCTTGGTCTTTCTGACCTCGATGGTTTTTTCGCCGTTGACGATCTTCTCCACCCACTTGGGGCGGATGCTCAGCAAAATAGCCTTACTCATCCTTCATCGCCTCCAATGCCGCTTCCGCCTCCTCGCGGGTCAGGAATACGGTCTTGCCGATTTCATCAACCGATACGCCGAAAATGGATTTATCAACAAACCCGGCTACGATATCCCATTCAATGCATGTACAAAACAATTCCATGCGAATTGCCTTTACTCGGTATTCGCTTATGGTTTTTCGACTTGTAACCTCATACACCGTATCTCCCGCCTTGCACGGCAGCACCACCAGCCGACCGGCTCTGTCGGCTTTGACCAACTGGCGGAACCTGTCCAGTGCCTCACTGGCTTTTTGGTTTCCAATTAAATCCTGAAGAAAGACCACATAAGATTGAAACGCTTCCGGTGTCATGCCCGTGTCTAAATACTGACGCAGCAGCGGGCAGTGCGCCGCCTGGACCGCCGTGCAGAACCCGCCGACCGCAGTACAGTTCCCGTTATCCTCATGCCTAAAGCGGAAATATTCACCCCAACACAGCACGTTCTGAAAATTCTCCGGCAGCCGCGCCTCCACCGGAATCCACCGGGGCAGCTGCCCCCGCAGCGTCTCAATTTCCTGTTGGAGCGCCGCGATGTGTGCGTTTTGATTCTCCAGCCGGTCAGCGGCTGCAAACAGGTCTTTCTCCAGCCCTCCCAGCGGATCCATCATGTCTCCATTTTCCCACCAATCTGCGTGTTCCCGCAGCGCATTTACGAGGTTTGTATCTCTCATAGTTCATCCTCCAATCTCCAGCCATCGTCCCGCACCTGAAACGCGTCGCCCAGTTGCACGGTGTCCGGGAAATTGTGCTGCGTAGTTTGGATGGCGTACTTGTCGATCTCGGTCGCATAGTAGGCGGTGATCTCCGCGCCCAGCTTGTCCAGCGCGATATGGCCGCAGCTCATTCCGTCGTACATCGACAGCACTTCCACTGGCTCCTTCGTCAGTCCGGTAAAATGGCTCATAATGTGGGCAATCACATCCACCGTCCAGCCGTTGCCCAGCATCTTGTAGGCTTGGGTGTCGCTGACGGGAAAGGCGTATGTGTCCGGCACGGTCTGGAGGCGCATACACTCGCGGACCGTCAGCTTGCGAATGATGTAAAAGCCGTCTGCCAGTTTAATGGGGTACTCCTTGCCCTTGATGGTGATTTGCCCGCCGCGAACCTCGTAAACCGGCATTTGTTTTTTGTCCGTTGCTCGCTCAATCAATTTCATCTTGTGTGCGTGGCCTGCGATAACAGACGGAGATTTTACATCATCAAATGTTACGGTGTACCCTTGCGCGGTGCCGCTGCCGTCTTTATAGGTACAGCGGATATTCTGATCTGTAACCACAACGTCGCAACTATGCAGTGGGTTGTACTCAACTGCCGCAGGCACGGCATAAAGCCCGGTTTTTGCACCCACGCCACCGCCGTTACCGCAGAGGGTCACGCTTTTGCCATCCGGGCTGTAAACAAGGTATTGCTGGCTATCAAAGTCTGTGTTCTCAGCCTTACTATCGATGGTGCCGATTCTGACCGGCTCCGCTACACAGGTCTTGCGGTCTATGGTGTTGCCAACCATGTTACGGATACCGTCTTTGTAGTAGGTAGCCCGCAGACATTGCGCTTTCCCGTCCGCTGTCATGTTGACCGGCTCCGCCGCCATAGGTGCAGGGAAGTGCCCTCCGTCCATGGCGCTTGTGGCGGAAGATTTGAAGTAGTTGGCTTTCAGCGTATACGCCTTTTCCCTCCAGCAGACGCCGCTTTCCAAAATGTCCCGCAGCAAAATACATCTGTCCTCCGGCTGCTCCACTGCCACCTGACTGTATGTGCCGTCCGGCTTGCGCTTGCCCACCCAGTAGAGCCGCTGGCGGTTCTGCGCCGATACCAGCGCGGAATTGATAAGCACGGGTTCCACGCCTAACTCCGCCGTGATCTGCGCCCGGATAACGGGCGACATGGACTTGTTGTTCTCGTAGAGAAAGAAATCCGGCTTGTACTTGTCGCGGGCGATACGGTAGTTTAGAAACAGCTCCCAGCCTATGCCGCTGGCTTCGGTTTCGCGGTTCTTCGTCTGCGCGATGCTCCAATGTGTGCAGGGGCTTCCGCCGATCAATAGTTTCATACGTCCTCCACCTCCGCAAGCCACCACGCCTTTTTACACTCATTGCAAGTTTGTGCGTTGCAGTTAATGCCTGTATCTGAGAACACATCCATCGGGCAAGCATTGAGGCACCCGTGTGCCAAAATTCGCCGCGCGCCGGGGTAATGCTCCAAGAACTCGCTCTGGCGGGTTTTGACGGGGTGCTCGGCGGCCCACTGCTCCACAATGGCAACGGCTTCCTCCGGGTGGGTTTTTCTCCAGACTGTGCAGGTTTCAAACCCGCTAAGTCTTTTCTCAAACTCGCATTTACGGCACCCACAGTTGCACATTCTGCTCAATGTTTTCAAAAACTCCACAGCATCCATCATTCTGCCTCCTCAATAGTGACCTCCACGCGGGAGGCCCCGGTTGTTTGGTACTTCCGCACCGTCAGCAGTGCGATTGCGCTGTCATCGTTGTAGGCGTGGCCGTTCAGCGCGTCCAGAATGGCCTTTGCCACGTTGTCAGCGTCAGGGCGCTTGATGTGGGGTGTCCCGTCCATCGCAGCGGCCTTTTTCTTTGACGTGCTCTTGGGCACCGTAAAGAACGCCGTGACGGTGGCCATCAGCGGGATGCAGTCCGCAAAGCCTTTCCCGCTCTGGCACTTCCAGCACTGCACCACCTTTTCCTCGTAGTCCCGCGTTTTCTGCGGGGTGTAGGTGTGGCCGTTTTTCATAAACCGTGGGCGGCCCTTGCCTACCGGAATACCGGGGACCGTAAATTCAACCTTCATCGCTTCTCTTCCTTTCCGTCAATGATGACCTGCACCACGCGGACGCGGCCCAGAGGCTCCAGCAGCATCGCAACGGTTTCCTTGGTTGCCAGCAGGTCGCCGTCCTCATGGATATCAATCACAAGCCTTGTCATGCGCCCTCCTTGGGTCTGCCCGGAACTGGGGGCAGGCATAGATCCTGTAAGATTTGGCGGAGAAATCGTCCGGGTCACGGCCCATATTATTCCGGATGATGACCGGTTCCGCCTTCCAGCCGGGGACGGGTTCTCCTTTTGCGGACCATGAACAGCCGCCGCAGGCGTTGGCACAATCCCAGCAAGGCTGACTGTGGGGGGCAATAAGGCAATCCGACAGCTTAATATTTGCAGCCATTACACATACCCCCAAGCGTCCTCGCATTTGAAGCCGGGGCCTTTCGCGCCCTTGCGGCCACCGCGATCCTGTTCTTTGACAAGCCAGCGAGTAATGAATCCACGCACACCACGCGCCGTTTTCCGCTTCGCCGGGTTATTCAGGCACCATTCCCGCATCTCCCGCAACTGCTGTATCACGTCAACAGCAGGGTACACGCCTGCCCATTCCTGGCATTGCTCCTGCGACACCGGATATTCAGTGCCGTCATTGAGGGGGATGGAAACCACCGGCGGGGATGCCGTTTGCGGCTCGCCGCCTACTTCTTCTGGATTCTGGATTCTGGATTCTGGATTCTGGATTCTGGATTCTGAATTCTGGATTGGATTACGGGCGCATTTGCTTTCACCTGCTTGCAATTGCTTGCAATTGATTTCAGATGTAATCAATCCGTCATCAGGTGCCGGGAATTTGCTTACTTTGTTCCTCACCGTCTGGTGCTCGCTCCAGTTTGGAAAACATAGGTACGGTTCTCCGTCAACTTCATAGAGGATCACAGAGCCTATGGTCGCCAATTCTGCAAGCGTCTTACTGATCGTTCCCTCAGTCACACCTTTTCTGCGGGGGAATACAAAGCCTTTGAGCAATTCCGGGTCTGCGCTGCCGCGCCCATAATCATCAACGTAGGTGATCAGGTACGCCCACAATCGGAATTGGAAATCCGACATTGCGTTGATGCTTTTGCTCGTCCTGATGCTATCCTTGATGATCCTGTTCGGCATTCAACCACCGCCTTAAATTAACGTTGAGGAAAAAATCTGCCCTCTCAAATCTCGAACAATATGGCCTTTCATAATCGCATTTGATAAATAGCCATTGCTTCTTCCTAAATATCGAGATGCACCTGCCATTGAATTAAATAAGAGGATTTCCCCATCTTCGCCAGAAAGCTGAACGCGTTTCTGAATATTTGAATAAAGCCCAATTTCAAAGCCTTTTCTAACGTTTTCACCCCTTGTCACCCACTCTAAATTAGTCGAAACATTATTTAAGAAATTCCCATCAATATGATTAACCGTCATATTTTCGCCGTATCCTTGGCACCATGCCATAGCAACAAGCCTAGCAACGAGAAAATCTTTACATTTCCCATCTTTCCAAAGGGACACTCGCAGATCCCCACGCCCTTCGGCTTTTGGCTTCAAAACACGAGTTTTCCATACCCGACGGGTATATTTTGCGTTTGACGTTACTTTATTGGGAGAACTTCTTATTCTCCCAATATTTGATGCCTGATAAATCCCCTCATATCCGGGGATATTTCTCCATTGCTCCATATACTTGCTCCTAAAACGGCAAAGATAATTCATCGTTCTCGATCTCGCTGAAACCGCCCTGCGGTTCGCTCTGCGCCGTGTCCCCGCCGTCCCGTTTGGAATCGCCAAAGTACACGCTGTCGGCTACGATCTCGGCGCTGCGGCGTTTATTGCCGTTCTTGTCGGTCCAGTCACGCAGCTGCAAGCGGCCCTCCACCACGGCCATGCGGCCCTTAGAGAAGTACTTGCTCACAAATTCGGCTGTATTACGCCAGGCCACGATGTCGATGAAGTCCGTTTCCTTTTCGCCGGACTGGGACTTGAAATCCCGATCAACCGCCACGGTGAAGGATGCCACCGCCGTGCCGCTGTTAGTGCGGCGCAATTCAGGGTCACGGGTCATCCGGCCCATCACAATAATTCTGTTCAGCATGGAATAGCTCCCTTTCTGTAAATCATGTCTTCCCGGTTCCAATCCGGGTAAAATGCTTTCATGTGCGCCACCAGCCGCACGTAGATGCGCTCGCGGTCTCTTAATGGCCCCTCGTCAAACAGGCGGTGGCAGCGGGGGCAGAGGGTTGCAATGTTCTGCTCAATTCCTCTGCCGCCCTGCGAACGCCGTACCACATGGGCCACCGGCGCGCCTGCGGGAGACCCGCAGATCACGCACTGGTGATTGTCCCGCGCCCATACCACAACCTTCACGGATTGCGGAATGGACGTCGCCTTTGTCATTTTGTGCATCACCATTCCTCCATCATCCCTGCCAGCTTGTCCGGAGGCAGGGTCTCAATACCTTGCTCCCTGCAGTCCTGTACGATCAAATCGATCAACCGTGACATTTGCGCGGTATCGTAGGTGCTGGACCCGTAGTAAAGTACAACGTTCGTGCAGCCCGGAAGCTTGCTGGGCATGGTATCCGTCTGCCAGCCAAGCCCGTTATGCTCCCAACCGCTCCGCAGCTTGTCCGCTGCTTCCGCTGTCACGCACACCGTTTCGTTGTTCCCGCCGATTTCTCGGATATACCGTCGGTAGATTTCCGTTTTGGGAATCCGCAGCTTTTCAGCCAGCCGGTCAATCAACAGCCATGCGTAGGCGTTGGAATCGAGGCTCCGCTTCTCCCGGTGTTCCTTGATCTCCACGTCATAGGGCTTGCCATCTTTCAGGCTGTCAAGCACCTGCCGCGCTTTGTTGGTCTGGACGCAAAGCCAGTCCCCGGCACTGTCCATAGACCAGCGGAACGATGTGGCATTAACCCGCTGCATAAAATTCCTCCATGCTGGGCCAATGCCCTGTCCGCAAGCATCTTGCCAAATACCGAAGCCTTGGCAAATACGCGTCTCTCACCCAACACTCATCATACTGAACTTCATGGCTGGATAATCGCCGGGTGTCCACCGCTAAAAAGTAATTCTGCATTTCGGCCTCAGTCAAACGGTATGCCACAATGTTGCATCGCTTCCGATGTCTCCAAAACCCGTAGCCGCTGGCAAACATTTCAACCTGGCATTGCTGCCAATATGCTTTGCTGACCTTAAATACCGGTTTCCCGTAGGTTTTTACCTCAATGATCGTATCCGGAAACTCGCCGTCATAATTTACCCGCAGCCGATATCGCCGTATTCGGATTTGCCTGTCCATCGTACTTACGCCGATTGCAGACAAAATCCGATGCTCATAGGCCGTCCCTGCCTGCATTGCTGGCGTTGTGAAATGGTCTGTGCGTACACCTATCTTTTGCAGCCACCAGCGGCGAAACGTCTCTGTGTCCCACCGGCCCATGATGATTGCTGTGTCTGACGCGCCAAACCATCCGCTCCGGTCATGGTTGTGGATCATAGCCGCATCACAGCCTTTTCCAGCTTATCAATCGTTGCGAAATATCCAAGCATCGTTCCAAGCTGCTTTTCGTTGATATTCAATGCGTGAAGCAGATCTTTGTGGTCAAGACCCCGCTGCTCTTTTGCCGTAATGAGCCGTTCCAGTCTCTCCTTGATGGCCCAGATGCTATGACGGCTCAAATCATCCTCGCCGTCATCCGCATCGGATTCCGCCCATAAGTCAAATCCAAGACCGGTTCTGATGGCAACGCCCTTCACAAATGCTCTGGCAAGGGCATTGTTGATCCGCAGCTGGTTCAGAGTGTCAGTGTAAACCACCAGGGATCCATTCAGCAGCGGCGTATCGTATACAAATTCCAAATCGTCAATGTGGATCAACACCCGCACAAACCAGCATTCCGTATCGCGCCCTTTGCTGGTGGACACTTTTGCTTGGGGCCAAAGATAAGTGTGAGTGGTTGGACACTCCACCGGCGCATACCACACATCATTTGCTCCGTTTTCGTGCAGCAGCTTCACACATTTGCCCCAGCTCAAATACGGGACTTTGATTGTCTTCCCGTTTTCGTCTTTGGCATCCCGCGTATCGCATTGTGGACGCACATCGATTTTAATTAACTCGTTAAATGATTTCAGTGCCATTTTCTTTCCTCCTATATCTCGCAAACCGCACGGTCTCGCCGTAGCGGTTCTTCTGTGTGACCGTCTCCACGTCCAGCGCCACGCCGTCCCGCCGCAAGTCAGAGACCCGCGCCGTGAAATTGGCGATCCCGCACTCACTCATGGCCTCGGCCCGTGTGATACTGCCGTGTTCATCCAGATACTTCAAAATCCGCTCACACTGCGTCATATCAGCCCTCCGGGATGTCGATGATCGCCACCCCCATGGCCCGTGCCACGGTCTCCGGGTCGCTGTCCACCGCATCCTTCATCCACTCCTTGAAGCACTCCGGACAGTAGCACTCGCCGTTCACCAGGAACCCAGGGGCCACGTCATCGTAAAGGCTGGGGTCCATCACCGTGGAACAGTGGGCGCACACCGGATATACCTTGCATCTCATTTCCACGCATCCCCTCTCTGCCATTTTTCCATCGGCTCACCTCTCCAACATCTGAATCAGGCTGTGAATACCCCTGACTTGGACGAAACCCTGAATTTTTCCAGTTCCAGCGTAGAATTGAAACAGTTTATCATCAGACTTCCGCCAACAATGAAAATGTCCGGTTTGCTCATTCTTCAGTTGGTATTCAATGCCGTGGGCTTCAAACTGCTGAATGGCATAGGCGATCCGGTCAGGGTTCTTTGCAACCCGTTCTGAATGAACCTGTTTGGCATGATTTTTCAGGGCATCCCATGCTTCATCCCTTGCCATCGGTTCCACCACCTTCCGCCAAATAGTCACACCATGCAAGAAAGGCACGGCGCAACGGGTTAGTGTTGCCATCATCGGCCCATCCAGTAAAGCCCATCCATGCGGAGGCATCCGTCTTCCGCTGCTCTCTGGTGCGCCGGTCACGCTTTCTCATGCGGATTCCCTCCTTCGATCAGGTCAACGACTTTAAATACCCAAGTGGCCGCGTAAGCCACGCCCAGAATCATGAAAAACAGGTTCCAGTCCATTATCGGCACCTCACTAACCTTGCAAATTCCGCCGCTTCAAATTGAAGCAGATTGTCAATGCGGTTCAGATCATCCAAGCTGATGCCTTCCCCGCGTAACCGGCGGCTCAACCATCCCTGACTGACACCAAGCGCACGTTCCACCTCGGTCTGCGCCCGATAGCCGCGGGAATGATATTTGCTTTCAATCAGGTTCCGGCGGTATTCCGCCTGTTCCTTCTTGATGTCCCGGTTTAATTTCACCTTCGGCATTGCCTTTCCCTTTCTCCTGTGCTAAAATAGCCACAGGACACATATCTGAGCCTAAGATTTGTTCCGCCGCCCTGTTCGGTCTGCTACACCGAACGGGGCATTTTTTTTTATTCCACGCCAACCACATGGTATCTGCCGTATCCGCTGGAACGACCGGAGCCGATACCAAGACCAAACCCCGCCATATTGATGATGTTCACGATCTGGTCGAGCGTATAGACATTCTCGGTGTAGGTGATATGGACTTGAGAAGACCAGCCGGAGAAACGGTTAATGTAAACCAGAACTGGCGCACCACGCTTTGGAGACATGAGCGTTTTATCAACGAAATGCTCCGTGAATTTCACAGGTTCCAGTCGCGCCGTCACATTCATGGCGTTGTCGAATTTCGTTGCATAGGTGTCAACCTCGTTTCGCACGACCGCCTGGCAGAAGGACTTTTTCAAGCCAAAGCCCGTAATGCAGGGCGCGTTGTTCGTCAGCATATCGCGCAAGGTTTCCTCGGTCATATCGTGGTAAGTGTCCTCCACGGGGTAGCCGTCCCGCCAGTGAATTGCCGTGATAATATCCTCCCAAATGTTGGGAACTTCCTTGATGGTCTTTTTGCCGTCGCGGGCGGCGGTCAGCTCTCGGACGGTGCGGGCGTTCATCTTGTTCAACACAAGGTCTCCGTCGCCCTCGATTAGGATTGTCGCCTGTTCGATTTTTACGGGCTGGACTTCGATAATGCGCTCTTTCTTCATCTTTCATTTCCTCCTTGATTTGCTCGTGCGCTTGCTGTGGCTTATGTTATTGTGGCGTATGGTTTTTTGTATTTTGACTTTTTTTAGTGTTTTATCCTCCGCTGTTCTGTTCTTTGTGGCTCTCATAAGCCACAGCAAGCGCACGATGTTGTTTTGTTCTGTCGGGTAATTTGTTGTTATGCGCGGTCATGTACTATCGTCTGCGGTAAGCAGAAACAGAAGCGTGTAGTGTGTTATGTATCTCAATATAGAAATCTGTTCTGTCTTGTTCTGTAATAATCAATGGTGTAATGTTCTTTAGTGTTTTTTTAGGGGCTACGCGCTCCTGTTTCCGCTTACCGCCGTTTTGCTATCCGGCTACCTTGTCGATGGCGTCAAATACGCCGTCAAGCTCCACCAGTGTTTTGTACTTCGCCCGAAAACTGTTCAGCTCCGCAAGAGCGCGGTCAAGCAGTTTCCTGTATTCGTCCTTGTCCTGCATAATCAGGACGGTCGGCTTATAGCCGCTGTCCGCGTCCGTCTTGAAGAACACGCGCACCTCTGTGCGTGGCGTTTCGCTTTTCTCCTTGATGACAAGATTGCAGACGATGTGCCGTGCCTGCTGCAACCGCCACTTTTCGGCTGCTTCAGCGTCGTTCCAATCGAAGCACTTGTGCAGCTCCGTCTGCTCGTCCCTCGCCTTGTCGAGGATTTGAGCGGTCGTTGCGGAGTTGCCGATTGCCAAGATTTCGTCAGCGACCTTCTGCGCGTCGGCAGAAATGCGGCAGCCGCTTTTCCATGCTGCGAAAATCATTTTCGTCCTCCTGTTATTGCTCACTGCTGGATTCGAACAGTTCTGCCACCGTCACACCGTACATCCTTGCCAGCTTCTTGTGGTACTTCCGTGCCGGTCGCCAGTCGCCCAGTTCCCAATGCGTCACACAGGACAAGTCCACATTCAGTTTCTTCGCTACTTGTGCACGGGTCAGGCTGGAACGTTCTCGAAGTTCCTTCAATGCCAAGTCATGTGCCCTCCTTTCGGTGTGAGAAATCATTGACTGCGGCAGAAATATGTGGTATGGTAAGCATGGGAGTTAAACTACGCGCCAAATGGCGTACTCTGTTGCAGAGGGGTATTCCATTTAGCAAACGAGTTCGCTTCCAACCGCCCCGAAGTTTGTTGCAGAGACTTCGGGGCGGTTTTTTATCTCTGCCGCAGTCAATACCCGCCGAAACCTCATGAATGTGAGAAATCACGCTTGACACGACCCGGAAAGCGTATTACAATGAAATCGCCAAAAGACATTGCAAAAGCCGCTTTTATGGGGGCTGGTTTTCGTGTACCCTTTTCCGGTGGGCTTAGGTATATGATACCTCACATTTAAACCGTTTGCAATACCTAATTGGTTTAATTAAACCGTTTTGTATGGTTGCACAAAATTTGGGGGCTAAATATGGATATAACGCTAGAGAGAATGTTGACTTTAATTCCCAAAAAAGAAAACGGAAACTTTAAGCACGGAGCATTGTCTCAATTTGCACGTTCGATAGGATTTAAGGACGGTCACATTGTTTCTGATTGGATTGCCGGGAATTCGGAATCATACAAGAATTACATCTACCAAGTCTCGGCACTATACCACGTATCCGTTGAATGGCTCCAGGGCAAAACGGAAGATAAGAGCATAAAAGAAACCCCCGATCCGAAGATCGAGGGTGTGGACGATAAAATCGCACAGTTTATCCGCTCCGCATCTGCGGATGAATTAACTGAGATTTCACGCTATATTGAATATTTAGAAAGCAAGAGGGATAAGACATGAAACTGGGCCGCAGTCCAGTGGATGACCAATACAAAATAAACCAAGGGGGGCCAAAATGCCTGTCAGTGATTTTATTAAAGCCCACGGCGTAAGTTTTTCAGTGGAAAGAAACGGTGA